CCAGTGTATAAAGAAAAGATGCCAGGATCATAGCAAAAGCTATAAGCCTGGCTTTAAAAACTTTCGCTATGTTATGTTTCAAACATAAGGTGCTGGCACACCATTTTTCTTTTCACGCATAACAGGAAACCCTAAAAATCCTGTTAAATTGAAAGACTCACCTGCGTGACGATAAGTCCGTATAACACTATCAACTCGACACAGAAGTATCATTCCTAAAGGTTGTAATGTTTCATTCAAATTGCCTTCCCACCCACTTTCAGGGACAGGCCCATATCTATATGTCTTAACCTGATGCAAACAAGCCCTAGGAACATGAAAAGTCTCACGAGACCTGTAAGGTAATTCGAACTGAAATAGATTCATTGCATGTGGACGTATTATATCATGAGTGGACACATTTGAAGTGTGAATTGATTCAAGACGCGATACATATATTGTTTCTCCTGACACCACCTCAATTGTAACTACCATAGATCCTGATACTCCTATATGGGCCATCAGTAACATAGTAAGGAGATCAGATGTTATATTACCCGCATCAAAATACTGTTCAGTAACATATGGTACATTTTTTGGAATCGTATCTTGAAATACATTGGCGGGGGTACTAATCAAAGTACGTAATGACGCTACATGCTCTCCTGTCATAATCCTGCCAACAAGGTCACTAGAGATCCCATTATCAGGAATCTCATACTCGGCTTGAGCAGTAGTAAATTGAAACGTATGCAGTGCTATCAATCTGCTCTCAGAGCCTGACGTTATAGTAATCGGTCCACCCTTGGGTATGCATGAATACCATTGAGGAGATTGATTTGTGTATGTGGTAGTCATTCCATCATAAGTCACGTTAGTAACGCCTTCACACATGAATGATACAGGCAAATTGCACATAGTTGCCTTATAATCTGCCTCTGGAATGGTTATTGTTTGAGTTGTTATAGAAAAGGCTTTACCAACTGATCCATCATAATCATACACTATATCTACGAGCGGAATCACATCAGGACAGTACGATAAAGTTCCATAATTATGACATATGGGTCTACTTTTTATACCCACGGGTCCACGAACATTTATTCCTCCCCATAAAGAACCACCTGAACCTTTCATAGCTAACTTCAAAGTCATAGGAACTACTCCATTCAGCACAGCTGAATTGAATGTTATTATGTTTTTCGGAGTCTCGCCTATAAAATAGGAAGAACAATTCGCCGCCAACAGTACGTCTTTAGAATCCAGAAGATCAAAAGTAAAAAGTGTTGAATTTCCAGCCACTGCGAATTGAATAACTCCATTAATAGATAAAGCATTGAACCTAACAACAAAAGTGTTTGGTTTATTGAAGTTAATACTTATCGGTAGCAATCCTCCATTCATTATAATACTCTTCTCCTCATTAGGTTTAGTGGAAGCATTATTCTTACATGAAAAACAAGTTGCGGATTGGTACCACCAATTTATAGCAGTAGACTGATTAGTGGAATATGAACCAAAAACAGGAGGAGAAGTAGTGCCATCATTCACGGGGGTAACAGAAGGGTACGTATTTGTCACACCCCTATTAACCCCTAAAAGATTCAAAAGATCCTGAGTATGATCATATAAAATAGGGGTTACGACATGTATAGCATCATTTATACTGTCACCAAGAACTGATGTACCAGTAGGACCAGTTGGAGCAGGTACCTTAGGAGGTTCAGGTGGTTTAACTATCGGAATTGTGCCGGGATATCCATCAGCAACATTGTTCTGGAAATTTACTTTTACATATGGTTTAAAAGGTCTAAATCTTTTAAAATCCTGAATTTGACCTCCAAATATACCTGTTGAGTCATAGCGTATAGGTTCCACCATGTCTTGAATATGGCGTGTTCGAGTATCATATCTCACGTCTTCAACCCAAAACCATGTTAACAGAGTTACGATTGGTTCGACAGTACCCATTGTAGTTAATGGAGTTTCAACAGTGACACTCAATGTTCCTAAACTGAAAAAGTGATTAGAAGGAGTTCTATAATCAGCAAATGTTCTCAGTTTGCTATAAGCACTATTGTACCCAACACGAATTGTCATTTCCCTTTCTGCACGGAGATTCATCACAACTGACTTATGTACCGTTATATTATTGATTATCCTACACATAGGATCCAAATTAAAACGCAGACTGCCACCAATACCCTGGGCAGCAATAACTTGAATATGGAAGCATATGTTTCCTCCTGTCCAGTTTTCAAATAGAGAAGATACAAAACCTTGTGGTGTGAAGTAAATGTCTTTATCGCTAACTATCGTTTGAGCTGGTGTGACATCATGGGTACATACTGCCTTACCCACAGCATCCTTGTATTTCCATACGTTTATACCAATCAATGTTTTCTTTCTGTTCAGGTTCTCTATTATCATCATATCATCTGATTGCAAACCACACATACCTGGATATAAACTGGTTTCTGCAAATTGATCAGCAGCCAACAATCTTGAGTTTGTATCATTGTTGTAGTTAGTCATCGAGTTTATAGTTCCTGGATAAAGCACGGAAGTAAAATCAGTTTTTCGCGGATGTGTATGTCCAAGAGCGCTAGCAATACCACTTGCAGCACCTAACGTCTTTGCAACTAATTCAGACGGTAATTGTCCAGGGGTTCCATACAGCAAACGAGCAGCCTCATGTGACATGTTAGCCATAGTTTTCAGCGACCCACTCAATTTCTCATTTGGAAAACCCATTTGTGCTGTGGTAGATCCAGAGAAAATTAGTTTTTTAAATACTCCAGTAACTCTTACCACAACAGGGTCGACTTCAAAAACAGATGATGTGCGTATCTCAGCAATGGTTCTCATAGAAACAACACCCAATTCTCCCGAGTTATAAGCATGATTATTAACAAACATAGGATTAGCCCATATAAACGGAACATCCATCTGGGCATGACTATCAACATCTAAATCAACAATAGTAGATATGCTCTGCATACATCGTATAGAGTGCCCTATTAAAGATCTAGGCAAATATTTTGTCATGCTAGTTCTGGTTTCCTTAGGAAAAAAACACACAGTCAATGCTCCAGATGTATTTGGTGCTTTGGATAGATTAAATGTGAGGTGTAGATCACCCCTCCAAGCGAAAACATTTTCAAACATTCTCTTACAATATGGGTCATTTAGAATTCTAAGATACGGATCGAAAACATACTCAGTATCTTGAGTCAAAGGGAATTCATAATAACCTAAATCAAAAACTCTGTCTAATAAGTTCGCTTTTGAAGTACCCTCGACAGGCTTCGGAGATAAAAAATCAGATGTGGGGGCGGATGCCATCTCAGTATTTTCCTCAACTTGCATCGCAGTCAAACCTTGAGTCACCACGATTGTATCACTTATCTGTTCTTCAGCCACTTCAGCTACCGTAACCTTACTTAAAACACTTATACTATCACACAACGCATCAAAAGGAGCACTTCCCCCAAAATACTTATGTTGCAAATAAACAGGAAGAGTTTTCCATTGCATAAATGGATTTTCGCGCATGGTATCAAGGATTAGAAATTTGACATCGGGCAGTTCAAAATTATCTTCAAAGTCAGGAGCAAAGGGGAAGTCTTTTCTATCATATTTCCTAACACCCTCCTTTTCCTCGGAAGCAATATACTCATCCCAAGTTATATAAGAGCTCTGATGTAGGGAGACCCCAGCAAAGAAATCAGCAATATAAGCCACATCAGTCCAGTATTCGTAATATTTCTTGGGCCACATACGTATCTCATACCTAAAACCTTCATGCGTTGAACGTAGTACAGACTCCAGCCAACACCCCCCTTTCCTAACAGGGGGTACAACGGTTGTTAACATTTTGGAATACGTATCAGCACCCAGATAAGGCATTAGGCGACATCGATCAGGACACCAATACGTTTTCCTCTTAAGAAATACTGCCTCATGCGGACTAAGTAAACTTAATGATGCGTTTTTGTTCGTTGCATGTGTTGTTAAATATCCATATGATTTACAATCTTCTTGACACATTTCTGGCGTCCAACTTATCAGGTCTACCTTACTAATCTTCCTTCTCCCAGTTTGATCATCACCAAGTGAAGTGAGATCTAAAACATCGCGAAATGGTATGTTTATTCTAACATTGTCATTTGAATCAATGGTGTAAGCCCCTTTAACTCGGTTAAAAAAAGATAAAGCAACAACCAATTGGCCATTTATACTTTGTTGATGGGCAGTTATGGGAATTCCAGATGGAAAACCACAAAGCCCTCTAACTAATACTTCACGATACTTGAGATTGGGATGTCGGATATCGCGCAATATGGCGTGTTTTATGCTCTGGTTTATAGGCGAGAAAAAAGGTTTAGTAAGTTCCAAACTAATGTTATTTGCCATAGTTGCAACTTTTTGCTCAACAGTCATATCAAATTTTTTAAAATCAAGACCCCAAAGATAACAATCATTGTTTCCGTCTTCTTTGGTGTATTGATAACCTACACAATCAGTCCACTCAGTACGGGCTTCAACACCTAGCGCAACTCCACACGCCTTCCTATATTTGTTCATAAAATAGATATCCATGGCCATATAAGCGTAAGCTACACAGTGGAAAATGAACTGACTTGAATAGAAGATTCTAGTATCCTTAACTTCACCATTCACAATCTCTTTTGGTTCATTCTTCAAACAAGCTTCAAAAACGAAACCGGGAGAAACATTGTTTTCATAGCAAGCTAAAACTTTGTAGTAATCTGATTCGTGTTCTGGAAGCATAACATATCTGTCACCTACTAACTCAACACAGTCATTCTTCTTGCATCCGTACCCAAAGCCGGCGCTAGAGGACATCGGAATGCCTTTAATTCCCAACTCGGGTAAACCGTTCAACACCTCATCAAGAGTTAGTGGTCGGATCGAAACAATACCGCTATCACTACGCTCTTTTTCTTTAGCTAAGAATGAAGTTGTACGCAGTAACCAATCTGCGCCAGCAGCTCTAACCAATTCGTCCGGAGGGCCAATCGTTTCTGCAGTTGTAAAGCACATAGTTCTACGCATTATCCGGTTGGTTTGCATAAGAGGGGTACTATACCTAACAGTACCACAAGGAAAGAAATTAAGTAATTTCTCAGCATAAGGATTGATTATAACAGTACTTCTTGGTGTGGCATTAGTAGGGAACACGCCCAATAGATGAGGAGGCTCTTCAAGATAATGTATCGGATTTTTTCTATGAGGAGCACTATCGTAATCTATTACAATTTGCTTGTCACCAAATTCATTTTTTATCCCAACATATTCCAACGATGGGGTTTGTGTTGGGAAATAAAACTTAGAGGCACCAACAAAATCCTCATAATAAACTGGAACAGCATGTCCAATGTCACAATCGCCATGTGTTCCACTAGAGTGAACTCCAAGTATAATAAAAGGCTTATAAGTGGCTAAAACGAGACCACAATCTCCTTTGTCTGTGGGACGAGATACATTATACGAATACGCATCATATTGATAATCACTATTCCCATAACAATAACTCACAGTTTCTTGGCTTACAGTAACAGGTTCTACAACATAATCATCAGAAAAATTCCTGACTAAATGAGCTTGAAAGCTTTTCATTTGATCTAACTTGCTTGGTAGAAACCTATGCAACATCTTGAAACCAGAAAAAGTGCAAGGAATAAAGCACAAGTCTTTGTCCGGTGATCTATACACATTATGGTCTCTTATTACAACTTGGGGAAATTTTTGTCGTTCACCATCATCCAAAATACAACCTTTCCACCGCAACACGTCCACGGTGTACGCATCTCCCCCAGACAAACAATGCTTGGGCATTGCCATTAAACTAGAACTATACATGAAAGAATGAGTTCTAAATGTCCGCTGAGACATATCCTTGTTATAACAAGTTACTCTAACCTCTAATTGTTGCTTTAACAAAATGCTTTCACCTATCTGGGGACTAGTTGTCATTTGCTCCTTTGTTCCAGGAACAACACTTTCCAAACGAATAAATTTCTCCCAGCTCTTTTCCTCGGTAGCAGTACTGGCTTCCAATTTTTCAGAAACCGACATGTTTTCAGCAACAGTAAATGTTTTCTTAACTAATTGTTTACACTTATTGCTAGAAAACAATTTCCATGCCAAAACAAGCAGTGAGGAAGAAAAAAACAACGACAGAACATTTTGTGTAGTTATAAAAGCACTTAACATACGCGCTGGATCACGAACTCTTGCTTCCACAGCAGCCTTTCTAAGATAAATAAGACTAACAATAGGGCATGTGAAGGTAGAAAAGACAATTCTATAATCGACACCAAATAGCGAAAATACCAAGGAGCATAAGGTAACAATTGTTGTAATTGCTAGACAAAATAATTCATCAAACAACAATTCTATAACTCGCTCTGTTAATAATGAACGCAATAATAAGCAATAAAACACATCTGTAATAGTTATCCAAAAGTTTCGAAATCGAGCAAACAAATTTAAATAGTTATAGTTGAGTGCATTTCTATGTAGATACACACCCACTCTATTAGTATAAAATTCGTATATTCTTTCAAACACTTCGGCGTCAGTAACAGAATCATGCTTCGATTTCCACAGCGTCTTATAAAACAATTTCTTTGCGTCGGAAACGTTAGGTATATCAAGGGCAGTTCTATTAAAGTCCTCATCATCGCTTTCCATAGAAGTAGGAGCATGCAACTTCCCACAAGTGCATACGGGAGTTGGTATTCCGCAATCACTACAATATTTGAGATTCATTAAGCTGTTGTCATAAGATTCAGTATATGCAGCATCTTTCGCAAGTATATATTTGTGAACAATGTGTGTCATTTCCTTATAGTCATAAAAAGTAGTAGAACTAGGGAATAACGTTGAATCTACAGTGTTCGAAATAATACCCTTCTTCAAGCGTTTGACTTGATATAAACAATGAGGCCCAAAGATCAGCCCTTTTAATTCATGCATTCTGCTTTGCTTAAGGTTACCATTTTCAAAGTATTCGGGAACAGGAGTACAAACTATAATTAAACCCAATCGCCTGATTCCAGCATTTACATCAGTCATATCTCTACAAATATACAAATCGGAAGTATTTGTAGTAATATAAACAAATCTTGGGTTGATTAACACTGCACCTTTCTCACTAAGATCAGCTTTATGTGCATAAGTAACAGAAGTATTGACGTACTTTATCAACTTTGCACTAGGTGTACTTAAAGCTTCTTGATTAGAACAGCTTAGAGCACCTGGATCGTCAAGTGTTATAGATGTGGTCTCGTTAGAAATAGTATCATCATACTTTGATCCATCTTCAGCTTTAGCGGGAGAATGAATATCAGAAATACCCAATATATGATGAGCCCATTTATCAAGATTTTTCACTAATGTGGTCTTACCCACATTTGACGTTCCCATAAGTGTAATTACAATAGGTTCAATACGTAATCCACTTTCACGAATCTTCTGGCGAACATACTGCTCATTAGATACTTCTCCTTTTTCCAATCTTTGAAAGTAACCTTTATCAAAAGAGGAAGTAGTACATAACGACTTATTACGCAATCTAGAAATGTTACATCTTATATCATCAGCTAAATTTGCTAAACGTATCTTCTTCTTAAAGTGTAATCCCATTCGAATATCATTGATTGCATCTTCATGTTCATAAAACTTGCGCTCCTCAGCCGTTCCAGTTATACGCAAGACATCAAATCTACCTGTAATAGCAAACATTATAGACGTGCGCATGTATTGGAATATAGTATCGACCATGTCAGCTATAGACAGTCTTTCTTCCTTCACAAATTGCTTACACTCCTCTAGCATAGTAATCGCATTTTCTTTAGTAAATGAGATATTCATAAATTTAGAAGATGCGAAAATAGAAGCAAGTGCGCAAATTCCCGTAATTTCCTTGAAACGTAATAAAGAAAAACTCTGTTTTGAGGAGTCCCAAGCTTCAGACAATGAGAGAAACCATTTAGGCAACTCTCCAGTATAATCATCAACCTCACCGAGCGTGATAGTTTTAAAGATAAACTGCTTTACATATTCAAATATACCAAAATGATTAGCCCAGTTCGAAATTGTTGCAACTAGACTAGTATACGCAATAGATTTTGCTCGGTTTGAGCAAGTTTTAGAACCACATATTTCAAAGGCATTTCCTATATGGGCAACTTCAAGAACACAATCTTTAAACATATTAAGCCAAGGACCATACGACTTAACGTGATTTGGGATATCATTCATAGCGACTGTCAAGATAGAATTGTACACATTACCAGACAAGACTTCTTCAAGAATATCAACCACCGCGGACTCTGGCTCACACAAGACTTCTGCTTGCGTGAAAGAGGCAGATTCCGCGTCATAAATTATACCATCATCAGAATATCGTCTTTTCATTTTCTTTTGTTTGGCAGTCATTCTGTCAAAGAAAGCTTCAAGTAAATCATAATTCTCATATACCCATTTCACAACTGAGCTTATAATAGCGAATAGTCCTGTTACAACCAAATAATTAGGACCTCTGCGAACAGCAGAAGCTTCAACTCCAGTAATAAGAGAAAGAAAAAATGCTGCAAACGTAAAATATGTAAACGGCTTGGAAGAACCTCGTTTATGTTTGCTTCGCTCAGTTTTACCTATAGCATACAGTGATTCAAACTTTAGGAACGTATCATTAACAAGGAAGCTAGGACGTCTATAATGTTTGTTACGAATTTTCTTACATGCTTTATACACACTAACTTCTTCTTGAAGTAAAAACGCTATCAGTTGAAATGGAACAACGCGAGAATCACATGAGCGCAAAGTAGAAACAACATGGTATGATAAGCACTTTGATGAGCTTGCAACTAAATTTAAAAAGTCATAATTTGCTGCAAGCAAGAGGTCAAAATTCTCGCATGTTCGCCATTCTTCAAATATTTGCCGAAACCATAAATTAGTACATGGTTTAGGAGAGTCAGTATAACTCCAATAGTGCATATCGTCAGTACAGGTTTTCTTCTTGAAAAGAGAAAGAGCAGGAGGAGCTTGTATTGTTTCGGGCATCGTTTGCCACTTGACATATACATACCTATATGGTATCAGTTCTATACGAGAGCCACTACCGTCATCACACTCAAACAGACCAGAATCACAACTATCATAATATCGCAAACAATTAAATTGTTTCAACATTGAATCGCAATAAATAAAACATTCAAACCAATAAATGCCATTGACTAGTGAAGGTTGGCTAGTCCTCATAAAAGTTCCATTATTCTGTAAATAAACGGATGAAACAAATGAGTCATTGCCAGCTTCAGCTGTAGTGATTCTCTTCTTCCGTTGGAAAAAAATAAAAATACAAAGAGTTTCTATAGGTAAAGTAATGCAACCAACACACCCCAAAAGAGGTAAGAAGATTTCTCTGTATTTTTTATTAAGTTCATCATCAATAGCACTAGTAAACAATCTACATATACAATTACCTAAATAAATATGAAGGATACGACAAAGCAGGATAAGAAGAAATCTAATCTTACTTCTAATGAAAACAGATCCTAACCAAACATACCATAAAGGTGAACTCAGGGTAGTAGCAGAATTGAGGTATATGTGATACAAAGGGGCGTCATCAGGAAAATGAAGTAATATCTTAATGATATCATTAGATAAACTTCGCTCAGAATACGAGTAGCATGGTGTTTCGGAATAAACCAAGCACTCGGCGGATGAATTAAAATGAGATTCACAATATTGTAGTTTGCAAATATTGGGACCGTCATTTTTTCCAGAAGTGTCTTTATAAGACAATACTTTCTTTATCGCAACGATGAACAAGAAAGTCATAAATATCATTTTACACGAGATAAGCATTTTACGCAGCATTTTAAAGTAATATAGAAATAAAAATTGAGAATAAGAGATATTTATATTAAGCATTGAAAATAGTGATTGAGAGTCACTATTTGATTATTAGTTAAATTAAGGGTCATGAAAATTATTTAAAAAGCTTATCTGGTTTATTTTTATTCTGTGCTCCGATAGTAGCACATTGAGAGGGGGTTGTGTGTCTTTTCCACACCGTCACTAATCTTTCGGCTTACCGCATTAGTGTTCGACCCAGGCAGGCAAAGTAACTCTAGGGCACGACACGTAGTACTCGCTACGACTATTAAGACACGCAGTTGTCATTTTTTCCTATCTGCGATACAAACCTACATTGTGCAGATGTGAATTTCCATAATGTCTGTATATTGCTATCTATACTTTAATTTCTTACGAAAAAGGAATAAATACAAAACAGAAAAATTCGTCACACCTACCGGGTGGGCCAAATCCCGGCTCTAAACGCCAACACAAGTAGTAAGTCTCCTATAAAAAAATATAGGTGGGCGGTCTAATTTTATTTTCGCGATCTCCATAATGAATTCAATGAAGACCTAGATGCCAGGCGCCATTCAGGCACTGCAAAAGCAAGCACTCGGGTTCTCACGCCGAGTCCTGGTTGTCTAACCAATCATCTTCAAAACTACAGAAGGTCATCTTCTTGAGCATGAAATAGTAATATAGGACAGGCCTCGCGGCGCTAGCTGTACAATAGCACATACAGTTGTCACTATCATATCGTTCAATCAAAAAGAAGAATCACATTATCGCTTCTTTAATGTCCACATCAAAGATTTTTATAAGTTTAATATTACGTGGATATGAAGTAAAGTAGGGGGGTTATGAAATTCCATCATAACAAATCGTACACCAAAATAGACCAAAGCAACCAAATGGTTTGCGCTATGCTTTGGCAAACATAGCACAAATAAATACTCCAACCAGCATTTATCGCATAATAAAGAAAAATACCTATATTAGGGAATATAGAATATAAAATGTTGTTAAAGTTGGTAACAACCAATGCATGTGTACCCATGCAAAGTTTAGAACAGGTTCTCCTAGAGGATCAGGTACAACTAGATAAGAGATATAAAAGTTTTTACACATTACTAAATTAAAAGTAGTATGATAAACACGCACTTCTACGTGCCATCTACGACAATTTAAAGTGCAAGTGAAAACAATTTATACAAAAGTCCGGAATCCCTACC